TTTTTTATTATTATAATAATATTTCATTTAATGAAAATATATTTAATGACAACGAATTAATTGGATATTATACAGATAAACAGTATGCAAATGTAATAAATGATTTCTGTATGATTGATAATTTTAATAAGTTGTGAATTAAAAATAGATGGGAATGAGGGTAATCCGGCGTAATATGGAACCACTGAGTATTGAGGAGGGGGCATTCTACGATAAGGACCACTTCACGACGAGGATAAGGGACGATACGGATTTTTATGTGAATGACAAGTTATTGTTCAGCTACCGGAGACATGTGATTGACAATGACGAGTGGCTCCCCATCGCGGAAGCACACCTGAAGAAGCCGATCCTCACCTCCAACAATCGAAGGATGGCGGGAGATGATCCCCGCCGGCGTGTCAACTCCGGCATCGTCGGCTTCTTTGACGGGCTGACACCCCAGATGAAGCACAACCTCGGATTATCCAAGGCCGGAAGACCAACCGCCTTCATCATGAAGTATCCCAACGAATGGATGCTCATCCTCCCCCTCTTTCAACAATTAGACAAGTGGTATAAAAAGACATCGCCGCACTTTTACCATGTTCAGAAGAAGGCGATGCGCGAGGTCGCCCCGGCCTTGCGTATCAGGGACACTGTGTTTACAACTGCGACGATCAACCGCAACTGGAGGACCGCCACCCATACCGACAAGGGCGACTTCAAGGACGCCCTGTCCTGCATCGCCTTTCTGGGAAGGAGTGTCGCAGGCGGCTTCTTCGGGTTCCCGCAGTACCGCGTGCTGATCGAGGCAAAGCCCGGCGATGCCATCCTGATGGATCCACACGAGGCTCACTGCAACACCGAGCTCGATCTCGGCAAGGACGGGGTCCGATTCAGCCTCGTCTGCTATCTCCGCCAAGACCTGCGCGGCATGACCCAACCCATCCGATCCAGAGACGATAATGTCTTTTATATCCACCCCGCATAACTCAGACCCCCCCCAACTCGTTCTTCAGGATGGATCCCCCAACCCCCATCACACTTTAAGAACAACATCGTCTTCTTAAGCCGGCCTAAAGTTGGTTTCAATCCTGCCCCCAACCAGGGTCGAAACCAACCCCCCATCACACTTTAAGAACTACACCACCTCCTTAAGCAGGGCTTAAGTAGGTTTCAGCCCTGATATGTGTGGCAGGATTGGAACCGCTTTAAATCAATGACCGAAATGATTTAAAGACATATCACGTCCTTAAGCCATGTTTTCAATAAACGGTAGATGGTTGCAACCCTGCATCAGAAGGTGGGATTGAAGTTCCATTGGAGTTCTTCAAAGAGTGATTTGCAGATATCGTCGTGGTAGAATTTGCGGTCGATCGTCTTGAGGATGTTAAAGTCCTCCTTCCTGCACGGGAACTTGTGGCGCTTCAACAACTGGTACAACACATACTGTGTGTTGATAAAATTCTTGCGATCCGCCTGCTTGTACTTCTTATCATACAACGTCGTCAGGATGTCAAAATCCCTCAGCAGATGATTCTCCAGGTGCGTAATGTCCGGGGGCTTGATCCCCGTCAGCATGCTGTGGATCAGCACAACATCCTCGTAATGCTTCGAATGCTTGCACTCCTTCAGGAACAGCATGATGTGCTCCTTGGTGATCTTCCTGAACGCCTCCGTCTTGGGCAGCTCCCTGTGATTCTCCGGTATCAGATCGTGAGACCGAAACTGCTCAATCAGGTCATTGAACACCTTCTCATCGATGGTGCAGTTCTGCTTCCCCTGGAACTGGTTGATGCAGTCCTTGAAGTGGATGATCCGGTCGTAGAGGTACTTGCTGGCCAGGTTGACACGGTTAATGTCCTTGAACGAGACATTGTCGGGGGTCGTTGCCCCATGAAAATCGGGCGTGAAGCCGCACTTCTCGCACACAAGCATATTATCACCCGACATGATGAGATGTGCGTGTGTGCACGTGTCCCTATTGACGACCGGCTTCTCGACGACATGGGGCGCAATCGTGTTGTCAACGTCGCACCATTCGGGGTAATACGTCCTCGCTATCCTCAGGTACTGACTCACCACCCGGTGGATATTATCGGTCGTGCTGCGGAACGATCCCGTGAACTGGATCTTGCCCCTCTGCTTGACAATGCTCTGGAACTCGCGCACCAACGGAATCGCCTGCACCAGGTACAGATCAAAGCGGACCAGCTCCTCCTCCGTCTCGAACGACTTGGCCCCGCTCTGCACATTCTGGTGTATCGATAGAATATCCACAATCTCATCCGATCCACCAGACATTTATTTTGTGTCTCGTATACCACTTAAGACACGCGTGCTCCCAGTAAAAATGAATGCTGCCGTTTGTGTAGTGCAGGATGATGGGGCGAGCTGTTAACTGATCCCGTTGTATGCACACAGATCGATCATGCCGATCCACTTCAAATTCACCGACGCGATGACCGGGGAGCCTGTCCAGCTGGACATGATCGACAAGGAGATCTGCGATGAGTTCGACGAGACCTGCCATGAACACTCGTACTCGCTCATGTTCCAGGTCATTACGGGCATTGGCGATTATGCAACCGCATCCGGCGTCTTTTCCATGGACAAGTTCGATGATGCCATCCGCAAGTGCAGCTTTGATGCGGACAGGCGGTGGAAGGTCCTCAAATTCATCCACGGCAAATACATTTACTCGTCATGGCGCTGAGCGCGACGGCTTCCACCCATGATCAATCGCCCGCAGCAATCTGACCATCGCCCTGGCCTTGGCCAGTGTCGTTTCCTTGGCCCTGATGTCCACAACACGCCCGCTGATGGGATCAATCCGATACACACGGTACAGATCCCTGTTGGGCAGCTTACGAATCTTGTACGGCATTTTGTTTTTAAATGAGTAAAATAAATTGTTCTATATGCGCAGATATATGGATCGGATCCCCCAGTGTCTGGTCTATCTGAGCTTCCTTACGATACATTGAGGTCCGAACCGGGTCAGCTGATCAGATAATCAGCATGGCCATGATTATAGGGACGGCGTTATCGACGTGAACGGTTGGTTCGTCGTCCTGAGCATCCCCGACAAGTTCTTCTTTTTCCAAAATCTGTGTTGAAATATCCAGTATCTTGCTGTTGGATGAATATTTTCTCAGCAGCTTAATGAGGCTGCCAGAATTAGCGAATGCCAGGACAAACCTCCTGCGAATATTGTCCGTGCCCGTTAAAGCATTATTTATACCCGTCCTATCAGAATCAGTCGGTGCAATACCGATTATTTCATCGGTTCTATTATCCTTGATTTCATAATGAGATTGAGTGGGTGCGATGATACCGCCGACTGGTTGTGATATCACTACACGATTGAACGACACCCGATCCGGAACAGTCATGCTAACTGGTTTATCATTTGCATTAGTTACCTCCTGCAATTTCAACATCTCATGACCATTTTGTGATGTGATGATTCCCTGTATGGTTATGGTTTGTCTTCTTTGGCTTTTGCTTTGGTGGTACTTCATTGTTTCGGGGACATTGATCGCAGTTCGACCTCTGATAACTGAGAAGCCGGCGTTGGCTAATGCCTCTTCACCTAATGTGGTCAGCATATAATTGATAAATGGCTGATATTCTATCTGTTGTTGTTGTGTCATTTTATAATGTCGGGAAAAAATGGAACAATAATTACGCGTGCGCTAATTATTGTGTCGTTATTATAAGAAGAGATCGCGGACCGGATCGCATGAGACAACAGGATACATTAAAGACCATCTCGCTGGGCGACTTTATAAGACTGCACATTCCAAAATTCGTCGAGGACCCTGGTACGGGGGACTCATTGCTGCATATGGCCGTCCGCGCCGGCAGGAGGGATCTGTGCGAGTTCCTGATTAAAATCCGACGCGTGGACATTAATGCAATCAATCGGATGGGCCTATCGCCCCTTTACTGCGCCGTGCGCGCCGGTCATGACGATATATGCGACCTCCTCCGCGACCACGGGGCGTGCTTCAGGTTCGCATCGGACGCCGGCCAGCAGACGTATGGGGATCGAGCGCCCTTCTTCCGCAGACTCAGGACGTGCATGGAGTATATCCGGCATGTCGCCCCTGAGGCGGACCTCGTCCAGTTTTATCACAGGGACGGAGACTTTTACGTCGCATGCTCCGTCCAACTGGCATCCGAAACCATGCCCACCGAAATGTCGACCGCGCTCGCCTACCTGGTCGTCGATCCCCGGTTCATCGATAACACCGCCGTCTACCTCCCAGACACCATGACACAGAGCGATCTCGTCTTTGTCCCTTATGCCATCAAGTACAACATCAGGGCGATCGCGGTCCTCCCCGTGCACCACAAGGACGATCTCGTCGGAACCTTTGTCGCATGGCTGAGGGTCGACAGCACCCCCATGTTCGATACTGCGGTGTTAAGGGATATCATCTTTGATCGCATCGAATCGATCCATGATATCGACGTCCTCATGCGGGGCACGTTTGAATCCGAGGTGATCCGAGCCATTGACAAGATACACTCATCGCTCGATTCGATCGACTTTATCCGACCGGCACTCTTCCTGAACCGTTTCGTTGTCGCATCCCATCATCCCGTCATCCGCCGAGCACGAGCGGTCCTGCGGCACTTGTGGATGATGCATGTGCCCATCTCTGGGGCATCCCTCCTGTATGACAAGCTGTCGTGGACCGCCGATATCAGTGAGGAGCCGAGTTACTATATCCACAACATTGTAGATCGGATCATCCGCAGCACCAGTCGTGTCGATGATCCACAAGATAATGGTGGGATGCAGTTTCTCTCACCAACGGACGTGTTTGACATTATCGGGCGCCACACGGATCGGATCGCATACATGACAGACGCCCTCAACGCAATGATGCCGATCGATGCGACCCTCGACAACCTCCTTTCGATCGCCCGCATCATTATCGGCAATGACGCCATCATCCGCACCACCGGATCCGTCGGACTCGTCGGTGATCGGATGTACCGCGTGTTTGCCCCACCAGAAGACATCCCAATCATCCTTGAAAGATGCTTCGAGACTCCCATCAATGGGATCAACGGGCTGTTTGGGATGCACAAGGTCGTCCTCGAGTGCGCTCATCCGTTTGCGGACGGGAACGGGCGCACCATGAGGATGTTCTCGACAATGATTGGCAGATCCCTGGGCTATGGTGGTATGATGATACCATCCCACAAAAAGATATTATCACTGCCAGAATTCACCTCCCTTACCCAAAAATAATGATCTCATGGTTAATACAGGTCAGAACAAATGACTCACAACATCGGCGACAGGGTCGACGTCTATATCAAGGACGACGTCGTGTGGACCGAAGGAACCATCATCAGAACCGACGGCACCATCAAGCTCGACAGCGTTCTCTCCCCCAGCATGACCCGTGTGATCCGCACACCCGATATCGCCCCCGCCGGCACCTACTGCCGGTTCAACTGGCGCTCCATGATACGCACACCCAACGGGATCGGATTCTACGTCGAAGTCATTGTCGAGAATAACAACTATCACCCCGCCAAGATACTCCACTACACCGAAACGACCGACGAAGTCCTCATCCTCATCCGAGACAAGACCGTCCTCTGGATCGACGTCGACTCCCCCATGATGCGCATGGGATGGGATTGGTCTTAAATCAGAGATATCCGAGGGTCTCGTCGCATCACCAACCTTTAAATGGTTTTCGGGGAGGTTTAAAGCGGTTTCACGACCCTGGGTTGAAACCAGCCGTATTAAAGTTTGATGGGGGTTGGTTTCGACCCGGTTTTCGACCCTGTTCGGGGAGAGAAAAAATGAAGATGGAATAAAAAGTCGAAGAAGAAACAAGAATGGAGATTCTTCTGAGAGAAAAATTTGGGTTGAATGAATTCCGAAACGGACAGAAGGAGATTATCGAGTCGGCGATTGCTGGGAAGGACGTGATTGGCATTCTGCCAACCGGTGGGGGCAAGTCGTTGTGTTTTCAATACATGGCGGCATACACGGGCCGTATCGTGCTGGTGGTATCCCCACTGATCGCACTGATGAAGGATCAGGTCGACGGAATACGCGACATTATACCGGCGGGGTATCTGTCATCCGCACAGACGATGGACGAAGCTCAAGTGGTCATGGATGGACTGCGTGCGAACGAGGGCGGGCACCTCTTGTTTGTCTCCCCCGAGAAGTTGTCGACACATGCATTCCGACAGTTCATCAGGGGACTCGACATCGGATTGATCGTCGTGGACGAGGCCCATTGTGTCTCTCAGTGGGGCCACGACTTCCGACCCGACTATGCCAATATCCATTCCATACGCCAAGTCTTCCCGGTCGCGCCCGTCATGGCACTCACGGCCTCGGCGACACCCATCGTTGTGAATGATATCATTAAGAAATTGGCCATGCGGAGCCCCGATCGCCACATCCACGGCTTTTACCGCGAAAATCTATACTACGAATGTGTGGTCTGCCCAGACGATACTGCAAAGTGGAAGATGGTCCAAGAATGCATCAGATCGGTGGACACGGGCAGGATCATCATCTACAGCGGCACCCGCAGAGACGCACAAGAAATCTGCTCCCTACTGCCAGACGCCGCATTCTATCACGCCGGACTCTCACCCGAAGAACGCAACCGTGTCCAACAATCGTTCTCCTCCAATCATGTCAGAATCCTTGTCGCCACAAACGCCTTTGGGATGGGCATCAATATCCCCGATATACGCCTGGTCATCCACTACCGCATGCCCTCCAACATCGATGCGCTGTATCAGGAAATGGGCCGGGCCGGTCGCGACGGTCGCCCCGCTCACTGTCTCTTGTTGTACAGCAGGAGGGACAAGGGCCTCCACTCACACTTCATCCATAAGGGACCGGACAAGGATCATTCCCTCGAGAAACGAATGGCGTGGTTCAGACTGAACGCCATTATCGAGTACGCCGAAGAAGCCAAGAGATGCCGGCATTCCATCATCCTCCAGTACTACAGAGACACACATCAGATACAACGATGCAGCCACTGCGATGTATGCTCCCCCACCGGTTCCCTCCTCCACAGCACTACCACACGAAGCACACCATCCACACCATCCAACAACGATCTCGTCCACAACCTCCGGAAGTGGCGGACAGAGACATCACGGCGCCTCCAAAAACCACCCTACATGATTATAACCGACAAGACCCTCCACGACATTGTCCAAAAGAACCCGTCCTCCACCGAATCCCTCCACAACGTCCACGGCCTCGGACCCCACAAGATCAGACTCTTCGGACAAGACATCCTCAACATCATCTCCGCCACATGACCCGGGTCCGGTGCCCAGTTCCGGAGCGCATAAATACAATCTATCCGAATTGTATTTTGGTGTATACACCAGGAGAGCACGCTTATGGAAATTTACGGGAGTTATTTATAAATTATATGCTTGATAAAAATGCTGAGTGTGGCGCTGATGCTGCTGAACCCGTTGAAGGGGACGGAGGCGGCGGCGGATTATGCGCTGGTGCGGGCGGGTCTTCCGTCGAGCATTACGTTGTACAAGTACACGGTGACGCTGGGCACCGTTATTGCAGATGTGGATGCCTTTTTGGCGGCGACCTCGGGGACGGATCGTGTCATTGTGTCGGAGACGTCCATCATTCTGCAGCTTATAGACACGTACGTGAATGTGTCCCCGTATACGCTCGGGGTGCTGTGCTTCTCACTGGATGCGACCTCGAATGCGCTGTCTTCCACCCTCACGTCCTACGCAATCACCTACGGGCCGTTCAACCAGTACATGGTCCTGTCCCTCTTCCTCATCCTCCGGGCCTACCAGTCCGCGTCCGTGGTTCTGTTGTACGATGATAACGACCCCCTGTACGGGCCCTTCATCGCGGACATGTCGTCCCAGGTGGAGCTCCAGGCATCCTTGTTGTTTGTGCCCTACACATCCTACCCTCTATCGGACCGCGCATTTGTCATCCCACCCAACAGCCTCGTCTTCATCCTTGCATCAGGTGCGCGCTTGGCGGATGTGTATGTGGACCCTCTGTTCTTGTCGAGATTCCCGTCATCGTCCTACATCATGTTGTCCGATATATCATCGGACTGCAGGGATATTTTTCGGACCATTCCGGCATTCGTGGCAGAGATCTTCCCGGCCGATTTTACAACAACGTCCGAGGCCGTCTACGAACAGTGCGTCAGCACGACCGACAACCCGTCCGTTAACATTTACCCAATGTTCGATATCGTGTACTCGCTCGCAAAATGGAGCACCACATCAATCACCTCATTCACCATGAGCGAGTACCTGAGCTACAACGCCTTCTCCGACATCCCTCCTTCATACGCATACTCCAACAATTTTGATCTCACCAAGAATGGACCATTCTACGGATCCTACATGTGTGTATTTACCAAGAACGTCTTTTTTGCCAGCACCTCATCGTTGTACCTCAAGAACTTCAGAGGAGGCGTGCCCTTCCTCCCCGACAGTCAGTCCATCTTCCTTAACGTGGGCAAGGTTCCATTCTTCTCGTCCGAGATCTTCTTCTGTCTCAACGAGCCCTTCACCCTGAGGGACCCGTGCGGCAACGTCAAGGCCGTCAGAAACGCCAAGGACGTGATCCAACTCAACGGCGCCTACAGGCTGAGCCAGATCGAGCTCCTCAGCCTGAATTTTGTGTACCGGTATACGAACGACGGGTTCTTTTCTTACCTGGGATGCGCCTTTGTGTGCTGCCGGGCGCTCTCCATCAATCCGACCATGTCCCTGTCCATGCAGTACGCCACACTCCCATCCATAACCGGCTGATTGTCTGTCATACGGATCATGTCGAGGACTGATTCCTGTGCCCATCGAACCGAATTAAGCAGTCGCGTCGCTCCTTCGGAAGAAGGTATTATGAGGTGGTGGCGGTTATTGGCGTTGCCGGTAGCGGTCGTGTCGATCGTCTGCACGGACGTGGACTACAGGAATGATGCGCGCCAGTGGGAATGCCCCGAGTCGGCCTCGTGTGGTTATGAGATCGGAGAGTGCTGCGTCGTGCACGCGGAGCCGGGGAATGACCAGATCGTAACAGAGACGAGGTGCTTCATAAGAAACCCCAATCTCATTTGATTTTTTTTATTCTGTCTGATCAAAATGGGTTTTATACGATTGAATCACAAGAACAAATGGACGGCATTCGCCATGCAGAGCGCCTTCTCGGCACTGACGATCGTCGTCATCCTCATGACCGATGATTACCTCAAGGCTCATATCGCCAACAGCCGAATGCGGAATTGGCACAAGTACGTCATTCATCTCTTTTCAAGCTTCGTCTCCGTCTACCTGGTCATTATCGTCCTCGAAATACTGTTCGGCTACGGGGAGGTCCTCGTCCCAGCCAAGAAATGAGCACCAACCTAGTAAGCCTCAGGGTTGAAACCAACTTTAATACGGCTTAAGGACAATATCGCATCCTTAAGCCAGGATAAAGTTGGTTTCAACCCTAGTAATCGTCAGAAGAAGTGGTTATGGCGGCAGCTCATACCATCATCATGATCATCATACTGAATAGTATATAGTTGTCATTATGCGGACTGATCAGTAGTATATCAGGACACACCCTTTTGATCATCTCCCGGAGCCTCGTAATGGCTCTTTTTGTGATATCTAATTCAGAAGAAATCTGTTTGCGGTTATTATAATAATTGGTGAAACAAACCACTTCTACCCACGCACACTTATCCGGAACCTTTATTTGGCCGATGATACCTTTTCCATCATAGCTGCGCAAGAAGACAACGACAACCTCTTTGTTTTTAGAAGTCATGTTTGTAAGGAGCGGCGTATTCATATAGTCCTTGATATCTTCATTTACTCGGTCACCCGCCGGCATGAGATAAAGAACAAGGGCGACGGTGGCCATATTCATGGATTTTGAATACTTCTCAAAAACCCCCGTCCTGCCCACAACGAGCTTTTCCAACTGACTGACGATGGGTTGAAAGGTTTGATGTATCTCTTGCACATTTTTCGAAAATAAATAAGCCACCTGGCATTTCTTCTTCATTTATTATCCGCAAAATTATTTTCTGAAAACTTCCAATCCATCAAACCCTGTTCGGGTTAAACCCAAACCCAACTCGACTTTGATGACACTTAAGGTTTTAATACCGGTTTAAAGACTCATATAAGGAGAGAGAAGATCCGAGAAAAAACCCGAGGAAATCCAAAGTTGATCCGTACAGGGTTTGCAATCCATCTTGTCGATAATCATCGTCGTCAAAAACCGCTTTAAATCAATGATTTAAAGACATGTATTTAAGCCGTCTTATCAATAGATGGTTATGATCCTGCCTCTTAATTGTTGTTGGGATGGGTCTGGAGGGCGGCGACAATGGAGTTTACGAGATGTCGCATGATGGTTTCTTGGCAATCTGCGGTGTCGGATCCTTATCGGGACAATAAGGATCCATCTTGGGATCGATCTTCATCATCGTGTCCCAATACTGTCTGGCGCCCATATTCAGCCTGAAGCGGTAGGCGATGTACAGTTCCAGGTCTTGTGTCTTGAATGCGTGGGGTGCAACCCAGTACGGATCCGTTTCGATAATCTTCTTCCTCGTCGCGTGCCGCATCTCCTTGTTGTTCTCGGCCTGATAATAATTGGCGACATCGCTGATAACCAGGATTGTCTGTTCCATTCCTGCCACCCCACAAATAAGCCCATCAGATCATACATTCATCGTCCATAAGCAGGGTTGAAACCACCTTTAGTCCGGCTTAAGAAGGTGAATTTGTTCTTAAGCCGGATTAAAGTTTGATGGGGGTTGATTTCAACCCTGTCCATAAGCCCATCCATGCCTTCATTTTTCCTCAGTATAACAAAACTTTGTGGATGAAACAAACAAACCCTGCAAAATTCAAATTCATCCGATTTGAATGTCCAGATATCCCAAACCCTTCACGGGTTAACTTTGGATTTCCTCGGATCTCCTCTCCCTATCATTGTCTTTACACCTGTCTTCAAACGCACTTGCAGGAATCCGTGCAGAGTTTGACATATCCTTATTATCCTACCTGGAGAATCGGTTTGGATCCGAAATCAGATCCATACATTACCATCTTAAGGAGATACCTCCTAAGGGAGGCAAGGAGAGATGGAAGGGTTTTATGATTGGGTGAAGGAGGAGACGACGGCGGTGGTTGGGGATGAACCGCCGGAGCGGCCGTCTGTGGATGACGAGCACGGCCAGCTGGAGTTTGTCAAGGTCATGGAGAACCGGTTCCTTGCGACGACGTCCGTGTCGATCCGGGACGACATGAAGGCGCTCATCAGGGATGGGGATATGCTGCACCCCATGGTCATGCTGGAGACGACAAAGTGGTGGGTCGACGACCCGGCGGGCGTCGATGAGCACGTCATCCCTCACCTGTGGCGGATGATCCGGGCGGGCAATGCGCCCACGGCCTACATCCTCGGGTACATCCCCGGGATGATTGAGAGGTGCGGCATGACCCACCAGCACATCGAGAGGGCCATCGTGCCCATGCTCTCGGTCATGATCGGATCGTCGACCACAATGGACGGTCACTTCAGGCTGCGCGCCATCATATCGTGCGCCGCTTACCTGAACGACGCGTGCTTCACCCAGCTGGTGTGCACGACATGGGATCATCTCGACACGACGTGCAGGATCATGCTCGTCGAGTATCTTCTGAAGCACCCGGGGTCGTACATCCACAGCGGATTCCCGATGGAGCGCATGGTGGGATACCTGAGGGGCGTGGTCTCATCTGATGCAGAAGCGCCGTGGGATGTCGCCGATGCATCACGGATCCTGCTGGACTGCACGGACGATCCGGGTGCGCGGGAGGAGGCCGTCAGGGTGCTGGCGGACTATCAGGAGTCGAGGACGTTCTATGCGAACCGTGAGAATATCCACTGCATAGCGACCGAGAGCGCCCAGGAGATTATCGATTATCTGGTCCAGGATCTCCCGATGCTCCCGAACCACCCGATCCAGTATTACATCAATGAACTGACCAAGGGACGGGACGACCACCGCATAACCGCATCCCTGCGGCGCATCGAGATCGATCCGTCCACATATGGGAGGCACCGGCACAACCTGCGACAGATCCTGGCCATGGTGTGGGCCTACATCCGGAAGCACGGGGACGAGGAGGGCCACGATCGCGAGTCGATGATCGAGCGGCTCGTCCAGGAGCTTGTGGACATGTGCGGGACATGCTCGACGGGACATGCCGTGCGCCTGCTGAATGTGCTCAGCGGGTACCGGGACTTTGCGATCCGCGTGCCACCCGAGCACGCCCTGAGGTGCCGGTTCTTTGTGCTGCTGAACAGCGCCATGATGGCGGTCGAGGACGAGGAGGAGCGGTCCGTCATCCTCGAGGAGATGACGCTCCCCGGGTCGCATCACAGCGGGAGGCTGCGATTCCTGGGGTTCCTGCGGGACCATCTCCCCAAGATCAAGGAGGATTTGTACGGAGAATTCAGGGATCAGATGGCCGACACGGACTTTGACCTGTATCTCCGCAAAGCAATCTTTTATTACGAGGGCGAGACCGATTTTGATATGCAGAAGTGAACGGTCCCACCCTCAAATTTTTTTCCTTGTCAAGATAAAAAAACCAGAGATGAATAATCCTAATGTCATCCATTTGGATATACCAATCAATTGGAGACAATATCTGCAAGGCATCGTCGATTCGTTCCAGATGACAGAACTGGTGGACAGAGTCATGACTAACCTGGCTCTCTCATACATGAATGATTACCCTCATGCTCCCAGGTGTCTGGGGGTATGGTTGGGTCCAGGTTCTGTCCGATTCACGTTCCAGAGAAACAAGGTATCCGAAGAATGGATAAAACATTCTAGTCAGGAATTTACAGAAGACTACTTGGAATCATTTGAGGATCAATTGGATCTCATGATTATCAGGATATCATGCAGACAGAAGAATACCAAAGGAGCCATGGTCATCGACCAACGATCCATCCTCAGCAGATCCATCATTGGAAGGATCAATGGTCGTGCGATGAAGCAATGGTTCATGACCAAGTTCCCTTCTCTACAGACGATACCCAATGAGGATGTGGGAGTTGTCATCCTTACGAAGGAGGGTAAGCACAAGGGAAAAGATGTGGTGTTTATCGATTCCGTCGTCATTATCATCAATAATCAGGAAGTCGCCAATGACGTGCGACAGGCAATGGCCGACCCGAAGAATGTGGTCGAGATGAAGAATGAATTGAAGAAGATCATTACAGAACAGCAGACGATTCGACCGAGCCAGGGGGGTGGTGGTGCACGGATAAAGACACCGGGACAACACGCCGCACAGTTGATTGAACAAGAACGCAAGGAGCAAGCAAAAGCAGCCGCAGCGCCACCGAAAAAGACGGTCAAGGGGCGTAAGGCACCACGTAAATCAACTCGAACAAGCGCACCTGTCCGCACTCAACACACTTCGTTTACTCCCCACTTTACGATACAACAGGGTATCTTCCAGAATGCACCACAAGGTGCTGATCTGCTGCACTTTGCAGATTACGTCAAGCATTTGGACAAATCATTCCCCGGGATTCCAATGGATATAAAGAAGCGGCTTTATGTTCAACACTCTGGGGATATGCAGCTCATTCTTCAACAAATAACAAAGACGGGAGGTGGTGCATCCCCAACCAGCAACCCTGCTGCTCCTTCTTCTCGAGGCGAATCGACGAAGCGCCCTCAGATAACACCGCCAACGCGCAATAGCACCTTTGTGCCCCCAATAGGAGAATTTGAAACACATATAATAAAGTCATCGAGGAAGCAGCCTGCACGTTATGGAGGCGTATCAACGAGGCGGCCTCAGATGATTCCTCCCACTCCTGCATCCCAATGGGGTCGATTTCCGATGCATGGGGACGTCGTATTATCGAGCAGTGGGCAATACATACCGATCCACAGCTCCCATAGACGTCAACAGAAATCTACGTGAGTCTGCAAAATTTTATTTTTATCCAGGATCTTAGAAATGAAGCGTGATGATTATCTGTTGTATGTGTGCGCGATCGTAGTCATGGTGGTGTCGGCCACTGCATCTTTCTTCACCAAGAACAGGCTGCTGTTCAACATGACCCTGGTCATGCTCGTCCTATGGCTCCTTGTCGGCCTCTTTATATCGATAACATTCAAGATTGTTATCCTGCTCGTCATTGCATTGGGTCTGATCATCACCTCGACCCTGATCTCCAAGATGAAGTACGACCTGACGACCGGCCGCAAAAAACGCTCCAAACCCTCCTGGCCCAACCTCTTCAACCTCAAATCCTAATTACACCCTCGGCTGAAACGATTTAAAGATAGGGTTCGAACCAACCTCCATCAAACGGCTTAAGGAGGTGTTCTTAAGCGATACCTTACTAAAAAGGGATACTGAGAATGAAATCCGGACAGGGTTTGGATATGATTTAATGTCGGTGTGGGGTGGTGTATAATGATGGATGGAGTGTCCGATAAGTCTGGACAAGATGAGGGTGCCGAGGGTGCTGCCATGCGGGCACACATTCGACGAGAACAGTCTGATGAGGCTTTCGAGGTGCCCCTTGTGTCGTCGGGGATTCGGTTGCCGGCCGAGGGATCTCCCGATCAATTGGATACTCATGGGTATCGATCCCGAGTTGTATTATGATATGATCCGTTCGATCACAAGGGACGAGCACGATCGGGTCCTCCGGATGAACATGGATCGCATCGCATGGGATCTGTTGTGCATGGCCGAGAAGGGCATGACGAGTGTGTCCATCTCGTGTAGAAATATCATCGGGTGCCCCGGGAGCATGAAGCCCAAGATTCTCCGCATAATCTCCCAAAAATTGGAACACATTGGCTTTTTTGTTATCGAAACCCCACAGGTGTCCTGCTGGGGCTCAAACCCCTCCGTCATCATCTCTTGGCACAATGAATGAATGACTCCACGCACTTCATACAATCTCAAAGATACTTAAGGATCCGTCTGATCCTTAAGAAGGTCAGAGTCAGCCCTGCCTCAGAAAAGTTTGGATAGAGAGGGGATCTGTCATGATGTCTGCTTCTTGAACCTGGGCAGAATGTCCGATGGGCTACGTCGTTTGCGACGGCACGCCCTGGCAATCTCCTCCTTGGGGACCTCGTCGTATGTCGTGGGGGTCTCGGGAGAAATGCGGATGTAGGGCCGGCACACCGGGTACGGCCCCCTGGTCGCGTCATTACGACCGCACTCCACCATCTTGTGGGGGGGCTCCGACTCGCACACATTGATCCACCGCTGCATGAACCACCGGCTTATGCCCTTCTTCTTGTTCTTGCGGATATCATCCGTAAACTCCCCGCCGGCCGCCTTGTATTCCCTCACCAACCGACCGGACGCGTACACCCCCCACCGGATGCCCCTCCGATCGAGCTCCTCATGGATCCTCGCCTTGATCCTGCCGTACAACCGCTTGTCCACCACATTCTCAGGGATCGGACTCATTTATGTATCAACGAAATTTTTCAAACCCTGTTCGGATTAAACCCACGAAAAACCCAAACCCACTTAAGGATATTTATATATCTAATCAGGGTTGAAACCAACTTTAGGCCGGCTTAAGGAGCCGATCTTGTTCTTAAGCCGTATTAAAGTTTGATGGGGGTTGGTTTCAACCCTGTATATAATCCTTAAGGTGAGTTTCAAGACAGGTTTAAGGACTCAGGAGATCCGAGTAAACCCGAGGAGATTCAAAGTTGACCCGTGCAGGGTTTGGCAGTTCTGCCTTATGGAGAAGCTGGAGTGCACAACCTGTCGGTCCGGTTATTCCTTGGGGTTTAGGAGGGCCTCCTGCGGACCGGGTGGACCTGTCCGAATTGAACCAGTAGAACCTTGGTCCTGTGGCACCGGTAGGACCAACACGAAAAGACATTTATCAGCAGGGTTGAAACCAACTTTAGATCGGCTTAAGAAGATGATCTTGTTCTTAAGCTGTATTCAAGTTTGATGGGGGGTTGGTTTCAACCCTGTTTATCAGAATAATGTGAATTATTATCATCACTAATAAATAATTTTTTGCAGGTAAAGGAAAGATGCAACCAGAACCACCGCCACCCGAGATGGGGACCCTCAAGATCAGGCTTAATCGGGCGCGTAATCTGAGAGGACCCGAACTGCTTGGATTGAAGGACTGCTACGTCGTATTCACATTCGAAAAGAAAAGTATATCGAGTTCTGTCAAATCTAATACGGCGCCGGTGTGGAACGGAGACTTTGTCTTTAAGAATGTCCTCTATCCCCCCAAATCAAAGGTGGTCATCACAGTAGTCTACAAGGGTGATAAGAAGAACGAAGTGCTGGGCGTCGTGGCTCCCGGGATGCACCTGTGGTCCAAGGGGACCGAGACACCATTAGACAAATGGCTGCCCATTGCCACCAAGGATGGGATATACGCGGGTGAAGTCAACTTCCAAATCCACTGGGAGCCCGAGCCCGAGCCCGAGCCCGAGCCCGAGCCCGAGCCGTGGCATAGTAAGCTCTTCAAGTCGATCCTTTTAGGTGTCCCGGCAGGGCTGCTCTTATAAGACATTTCGGTAAATGATGACGTTATCCTCTTAACGTAATCGTTGGAAGGATTGTGGGAACTCAGGTTGTGAGTCATCAGGGGTATGTAATTATTGAAAGGGGATTATAGTGAGATTAATAGTATCGAACCCGGATTTGATTGATGGTGGCACCTCATGTTTGAATAGCATAGCGGTGGCATCGTCATCAGGGTTGAAACCAACTCCAGATTATCGATGAGACGGCTTAAAGACGTGATATGTCTTTAAATCATTTCGGTCATTGCTTTAAAGCGGTTCCAACCCTGATCGTCATTCCTGTTTTTTATGAAGGGCAAATCTGATTCTGCGCGACCAGTGTCCAGTAGAGGTGGCAAAACAAGGACTAATTGTTAATCGAATCAGATCCGACGATCGGATCAAGGATTTGGTCGCATATCTTCTCCATATGATAAAGATAGGGTTGAAACCAACTTTAGCCCGGCTTAATAAGACGATATTGTTATTAAGCCGCATTAAAGTTTGATGGGGGTTGGTTTCAACTCTGAAGACGACGAGAACATCCTCCAAACCCTGTGCGGGTTGACTATGGATTTCCTCGAATCTCCTCTCCTTATATTTGTTCTTCAGCCTGTCTTCAAATACACCTTAAGGATTTGATGAATTGTTCAGAATCGAGACGGGTTAAATCCGGATCTAATCCGTGCAGGGTTTGGAGGATTCATTACAGGAGGAATACGATCAGGTAGAATGAGGACACGGTCGTCGGTTCTGGGCTTCTCGCAGAACGGCGGCGTATGGGGGGAGCCTTATGCGACACGCCTATCAGATGCTGCTGCTCTTCCGGCAGATTCAGGGCTTTCCGGATAGTTTTGGTGCTCGTCTTGTAATGCGCATCATCGATGATTTTCCCTCCTGACAATGTATACTGAACAAGGTATAACCAAGGCATTTCCTTCATGGAGTTATCTCCAACACGTATTAGATTACTATGACCAACACTCGTCAGTGTGTAAAAGACCTTTGTATCCTTTTTGGAAAGGTATTTGTAGGCCTTCTGTATGGATTCCTTGTCTGAAGCAAGACTTGTGCGTGGACCGTCAAGTAATGGTGCGACGAATAGGATCAGTTGTGGCTTCTGCTCTTCAGACAGGTCATTGGGAAGATGATCTGTATCATATGTGCGCACCTCATTCGACCCAACTATCGGATCCAAAACTCCTCGGAAGATTGTCGGTAATATGACTGTATCCTTCGTGGGACGGAATACGACGACAACATCGTTAATAAATCCCTCCATGATTAATTCTGATGAAAAAAAAAATTAATCATTCCTTGATGATCTTGTATCCTGCACTATTGAAGTAATACCCATCGATATCCGTTCGCCCCCTCTCAAACAATGCCTTCCAGAATGGTCGGTCGCCCCACAACGAGTCTTCCAGACGATCAATGGCCTCCTCGGTCGACATGTCGTGATGGATCGTGATGGATAGCAGACAGGTCATCGTATTGTCCTCGAATCGGATGCGAGTCGGCGTGATGGTCGCAACTCTGACATCCTCAACATCCCAATGGTCCGGATCGATGACGTGATCCACCAGGATCGCCCGGACGGACTCCGGAACGCTCCTTGACGGCCCCATGATCCGTAGTGTGATCTGGATGCACAGCTCCGTCATGAAATCTGTCAGCATTTATAAAAGATGAATTCGGTCATTTTATCGTTCATGATGGACTTCCGGCATCTGCCAATGGACAATGAGCATGATCGATAAAATATGCCCAGTTTTTCAATGCTGCGTTCTTCTGAAAGGATCAGGACCCCCTTGGGTCTCAATGAGCGGCGGATGCGATGGATCGTCCCGTCCACATCATGGATATCATCCATGAGATTCTTCATCTGAATGACATGAAATCCCGGTCGGATGGATGACAAGTCAAACAGATCCCTCCGTCGGAACAGCCCATCCGGAAAATTGCGACGGGCTCTGAGAATAGCCCCCGGATCCCGATCGATGCCGTAGATCGTGTGATAAGGAAATCTCTCGGACAATTCCATCGTCGACCTTCCGTCCCCGCATCCTACATCCAGCGCACTCAGCACGGCTTCAGGTACAACACTCGGGAGAAGGACACGGGCAGCACACCCCGATCGGAACAATGATGGCCTCATGTTTGATTGATTGATAAGAACCCGTGTAGCTCATGTTCATTTTTCGTCGTCAAGGATAAGTCCGGACCGATCCATCTCCCCTATTCTTGTGCGATCTGTCCCATTGAATTCGTGCACCTCGATCCACTTGTCGGATTCACCAAATTCCGCGTGCCGGATCGCTCCTTCTCGCTCCGCGAATACACCCAATGCCCTCAGTATGACATCGATCTCTGGAACGTGTAGATCCAATCGTGGAGCGTGCACACAAACGGCATAATTTTTATTATTATCGAGGGATTATATTAGTATGACGGCTTATATAACCGACATTGTGGGATGGCAGTCCGTCCTCTCACAGACACAGACTCCGGGAAATGCCATACACACAATCTCCCTCGCGAATAATATCAGATTCACATCATTGGATGAGATTTACGGCGAGGGTGGTGTCTTGGGCGAGAGGCTGATGACACTCCGCGGAGGACAAACGTTCGAGGGCAACGGCTTCACGATAACCATCGACGCGCCCCCGCAGCTCAGCATCGGCCTAAAAGGCCTCTTCTCACTGGATGTATCCTCGGAACAACGATGCGTGATTCAGAATCTCAGGATCGTCCTTACCGATCGGACCATGATCGGATCGCCCGATAATCCGTACCAGGCGGACAGCCCGCTGGTGTCGTACAACACCTCATTGAATCCCCGCGGCCTCGTCTGCGACAACATCATTGTCGAATCGGACGCCATGCTGACCGAGGGGTGCTGCCTCATGCACGGCGTGGACCCTCCCTGTCAGGCGAGCGCGTGTTTTGTTAGAGTCGGCGCGGCGACAACAGAGGCGGAGCCGTCCGCATTCTTTGATCCGATCGTGTGTGTGTTCAGCAAGCTGCCCAGCGTCGTGAACAACTGCGCGCTCGTGTCCGATTATAACTTCAGGGTGTTCTATCCCTCTTTTTCATTACAAGCGTCTGGATCCACGGTCAGCAATATCTACATGGACCTATCCTCTCAGACCGCCATACCCGATTATGACCCGCCCAGCGCCCTGGTCGCGGACGTCGTTGCCGTCCGGAACCCTCTCATAAGGACCACGGTCGAGGTCAATGGCGCGTGGATATGGTGGGGGGATCCATCGCAGGAGCCCAATGCCTACCTGGTGAACAATATCGGGTACTTTGACTTCTTGGACGATCCTGTGCCGGGCTATCTGCTCATTCAGAATCTCGCCACGAATATACCGGAGATCGCTCGGGATGTCCAGGTGGGTGAGGTGTCGACAGGGCCCAATGTCCTCTTGTCGCAGACGGAGTGGTCGCCGTCCTTCCCCTTCCTCACGGACGGGTTCGATTACGGATACAATCCACCCATCCTGAGCGTATTCCGGCAGCATCCGTTCAACCCACAGGCGATACTGAATGCCAGATCGCTCCCACAGTTCGATATCGCGGTGTGCGTGGCGACCATCATCGATGGCGTCATGACGGTGAGAGCGACCGCGTCCGTGTCATCCATCTATAATCTGACGTCCCCTCTGAGCTACTGGGTCCAGGGGAGCGACAATAGCAATTCGACGACGGTCGCGGACGACAGCCCGTGGACGAGGCTGCCGGACAATCAGTTCCTATCTGAACCGGTCGTCGTGGTGTCGCCCCATACACCCCACCCGAAGCTGCAGCTGGGATTGACGACGTTCACCTACCCCAGGATACCGCAGTACCTGTTCTTTTCGATACCACTACCGGATCCCCCCGTCCACACCCTGTTTGTCCTGAACTGATGATTTTCGGAGAATATTTCGAACAATAAAGGCCCCGCAGAACACGGAGATGATCATGTCGACCGCACTCCGGATGAGGACGGGCCTCGTGTTCGTCTCGAGCGCGTAGGGCACCCAGAATGCATTCGATGCGACATTGATGACGCATATCGACAGGGAGATGCGGTTCCGGCTCTTGTTGCGCCACAAGACGACACCGAAGCATAATCTGGAGATGATGGACAGGGATGTCCCGATGTAGACGAGATTGGTCAGACAGTGAATATCGAGCATGATGATTTCATGAATGAGAATCATCTCTTCAAGATTGTCATTGCTGGACGGAGAAGAAGGGAATGTTGCCAACCCTGTTCTTCACAAGATGAGGTGTCCCTTCTTGTCGCAGGTATCGGCTCGGGGCCATTCATCGGAGCCTCCCTTGCCGGACCATGAGCAGCTGGGCTTGCAGCAGTCCTGCATGGTGGTGATGCAGTAGCGTCCCTGAGACCGATCGCCCCGGCAGTGAATGTCCATGGGGTTCTGGGGGTGGGGATCGGGGTGCCCATTATCATCGTCCCGCCGTCTGAGCCCGGTCGCCCGGATCATGCCGTCGGGGCATCTGACCCTGAGGCTGTCGGATGCGACAAAGTTCTGATGATAGCCGACCATGTTGGTGCGCACACATGACTCCCACAACGCCCAATCCCGGAGCTCACTGGTGCCTCCCGTGAGGCGCTGACACCGCTCAACGAGGCTCTCAAAGTCATCAAAGAGGTGCTTGACGCCCCCCGAATAGCACGGGTTCCTGTCGGCAAACTCGGGCTGGATCCACTGATCGAAGGATCCTTCGTACATGCCCGACGAACACGGCCCCCCCTCGCAGTAGCGGGAGGCGCAGTCCCTGTTGCATGCCGTAAAATACCCAAAGCCACCGGCCCCCATAAAGACATCCAGCTGCCCCGTGAGGACATCAAAGCCGGAGTTGATGACCTGCACAAGCATCTGGACTTCTGCCAGGGTGTCATTCCAGTGGGTCTCGGCGTCCTTGGGTGCGACCTGGAAGCACATGCCGCACTGATCGTCCGATGCACCGCCGGCGACCGCGTAATAGAACATGCCCCCCAGCCCGTCGTGATCGGCCGCGGCAATCATGTCGCTCGACAGCATCATCATGTGCGGACACGCAAATCCCCCCTCACCGCCACCCGCCCCATTGGAACACTGACTTGGCGACTGCGGTGAGGCGGCGGTATAGCCCCTGGGTGCCGGGACGCCCGGGCCTGCTACCCACTCCACATCCCTACCCATGTTCCAACCCCACTGGATCTTGTCTGCCGTCGTCGTCGATAACAATGATAATAATAATCCAAGAATCCTCATTCCTTCTTGGATTCATCAACATCCTCCTTATTAGGCCAGCTGCTGGGCTGGTTGACGCATGGCGTATAATTGTGGCTGCTGTCTCCAGACACGGTTCATGTTGTTTGCTGGCACCTGATAGGGTGCGACCTTGTTGGGGGGGAAGAACTGCTTGTATGCGGGAATGACAAAGAGCCATATAAAGAGGATGGCGGTCATTGTGGTGATGCCGATGATCATGTTGCGTATGACCTTGATCATCGAGTCGGCGGCAGAGTTATTGTTGGCGCCGTAAATGCGGTTGCACACGGGGCAGGTCTTGATATGAGAAAAGACGTCCAGACAGCTGACGGACATGGGGTTGTTTGTCCCCTGTGGTTGTGGAGGGGGTGGAGGTGGTGATTGTGGTGGGAGGGTCGGTGCATCGGGCTGGGCGTCCCGAAAGACCTGCTGCTGCGGGGGGCCGCTGTAGGGGATGAAGGGTTCGCGTATGACGGGCTTCTTGTAGACGGGTATCTTGTATTCCATCTGTTGTGGCTGAGGTCTTGGTTGATTCGAGGGGTACTCATCATAAGAGATATAACTATCGGATCTTACCGATCGACCTGACGGCTTCGATCGAAAGGATGCATCATTCGTTGGGTTCATCCGGGATAATTTGTCTTACCAAAAGTATTTTTTTTTTCGAGGCGCTTTTTTTTGTCCTGAGCCATTCAAATGAATCCGAACTTCATTTGAATATCCTTTTTCTAAATAGCCTTCACAAGATGAACTTCAGAGGACGGAGACATTGGATACCATAACGGATCCAACACCTGCCGCTCCGAGGAAGAGGGTTGAAGACGTGGTCTTGGGTGTGTTGGTGCTAAAGACGGCCTTCTTGTCCCCGATCGTCAGGGCGATCGAGCTCTCCGTCACATCGATCCTGCACTTGACGGATCCACTCAGGGAGGACAGCGTGATGGCGTTGTTGGCCGATCCCACACGCTTGTCCTTGACCACGAGGCTCGCGCCGAGGTTATCAATGACGATGGATGCGTCGGGGGTGGGATGGACAAACACGTAGGACAGCGCGGCCTTGGCTGATACGGTGAATTCCACGGACCTGCTCGGCAGGCGACCGCCCGTCGCAAAGGTGTTATTGACCTTGTAGTTATCACCGAACATGACCTGGGATGGGCTCGAGGTCCCGTCCAGGCTCAGGACCACACCGGTCTGGTTATCGGTTATCGCTCCTCCCGACAGGAGGACGGGATAGAATAAGGACGACAGAGACCCGCCCAGCCTGACCATGCTCGATGTCGTCGAGTAGGTGTAGGCAACGGAGGATACAGACGCCTCGTACAACTCGGGCGCCTTGGACGAGGTGGGGCACTTGGTGTTATCGGCGAACTTGTCCCCGACCGATATCGAGCAGGTCGATCCCACCCATGCCATGTTCGACTTGTACCGCTTCGTTATGACGTTCGTTACGCTGCCATCGGCGGCCAGCTCCTGTATGCTGACGATCTTGTACGAGTCCGATGGGAGCTTGACCAGGAACATGTCAACCTGGAGCCGATCGGATGTGGTCGTTCCCCTCAGTCCGCCCTTGCTGATGGTGGGATCGGGTATGAAGTAGGAGCACTTGGTGAACTGGAAGATGGTGATCGATGTTGCCGTCGCATCCGTCAGCTTGACATGGAACGACTTTTTGGGATCGCCGCTGCCCTCCGAGAGCCTGGACTTGTCGATCCTGAATGACAGACTGGATAGCAGCTTCGATTCGTTCGACACAAACAGGTTCTGGGGCGACGAGGCCGACACCACGGCCGGCCCACTCAGGCCCGCAGTGGGGCTGCGGACGCTGACGGGCTTGTAGATCTGCTGGGATGCAAGGGAGGTGTTCTTGATGACCGCGTTGTACCCTGTCGTCCACTTGTTATTGTCGGTCGCATTCTGATAAGGCGATGCAACCACGGGGATGTCGGGGTACAGGGTCTTGAAGAACCCCGCGACCATGCCATTGAGGTAGGCCTTGTTCTGGTTGTTGATGTTGACATTGATGGTGGGAACAATGCATGTGCCGTCCTCATTGGGAGCGAGACAGAACGGGTACCCCTCGAGGCACGAATTGAGTGTGTGCTTCTTGAACCACTCGAGCGTCTCCCCCAGCAGAGCGACGATGCAGGGAGTGGATACGACGGCCGAGTTGACGGGAAGGTAGTCGCTCTTGGTCAGTGATGCCGGCCTCTCGGCGTACGCATTCTCCAAGAACTTAAAGTCGTCATTGTTGACGATGCTGACGGGGGTGGTCAGGGCCACGGTCTTTGCCGGGCTCGAGGTGTTGGTGACCTGATTATCGCTGGCTCCTTTTGTCGATGCCGATACCAGGGATAGGATGGTCTGCATATCGACATTGGGAGCCGACGGGAAGGTCGGGGTCGATGTGGTGCCGCCCGATGGTGGAGGCGACGTCGGGGGCAGTGATGGCGCCTGCTGCTCAATCCTATTCACGGCCACAACCACGGATTCTTCCGCGGGCTTCTGGGGCACAGGCGTCGAGAATGGGACCACCTCCTCCCTATCGCTCGCACAGAGCTGGAGCAGACTGAATACAAGAAAGAGAGATGCAATCTTTGTAAAGACGTTTCTTAGACCCTTTAATTTACCAGTGGTTGCAGCAGGGACACCACCACCTTGTGCTGGGGCTGCTGCTTGGACTTGGTCTTCTGCTAATAGTGGCTCGCCTCGTTCGGATCGGCCTGAAGAGGCATCAATGATGAGGTCGAGAATCCCGAACAAGACGGCGAATAATGCGATTGTGCCGACTCCCTTGCTCCCCTTGAAGTCGGTCAAATAAATGAGTATGGTGGCGACAGACGCAAAGATCACGAGGAAGACCTTGCCGACGGTTTTTGTATAGGATTCAGGCTCTGTCGAAAAAATGGCAAGGCCGCAACCGAATGCCAGAATGACACAGACAATAAACAGGATGATCTTTACCTGCGCAAAGTTGATCGGGGAGGTGGTCTTCTTCCGGTAAATGTACGACACGATCGATTCGGTAATATACCCGATGATGCGGAGGCCGATCACGGCGGATATTGCGTATTTACCCATCGTGCCGGATAAGAAATCAGGTCGTGTTAACGCGATAACCATCAGAATGAATGCGATCCCCTTGGTGATCGCAAACTCAATGACCACTCCGATGCGAGCAGTATCATCAGCAATCTTGTTGGTGGAGAGAAAGTATTGGAATAGCGATATAAGCACAAACAGGAACACAATGATAAGGGGCACCGTTTTGGTTTGTGTTCTTTCAGAACTCAAGAAGGCGGCAATTATAAGAAGGAATATCGATCCCAGACCAAAGAATAATATGGAAGGGGCTAAAAATGCTGGATTCTCTGCGAGATTCATGAGATTTTAATATATTGAAAAAAAAAATTTCAAATGAAAAATAATATGAATGAAATACCCTAAAAGGCTTAAGAAGTCCAGGTCTTGGTCGAACGGGTGGGTGTGTGCGACGGTTGTGCTGATTGTGATCATTATAGTGTACAAATCGTGTGTGTGTGTGAGGGAGTGGTATGATTCGCGGGATCCGATGCTGCACACCATCCATGAGAGGCTCAAGGCGGG